ATGCGGTTGTTTGGCTGGGTGATAATGGACAGCTTAAATCGGAGCAAACTGAGCAATGCATAGGTTCAAGTTTAATCCTTCATCATCCGTATAACAGAAAGTCAGTACGCGAAATTTATGGCCAACAGTGGAAAGATCGCACGGTAAAAATTTTGAGGCATAGAGATGTTAAAAACAATTAAGTTGTACGGCATCTTGGGGCAAAAGTTCGGTCGTGAATTTAAGCTCGATGTTGCCAATACGCGCGAAGCTATGCGGGCTTTATCTGTTCAGATCGCTGGCTTTGAACACTTTATGTTGCATGCACATGAGCAGGGCCTACGCTTTGCCGTGTTTTTAAAAATAAAGAACTCAAGTAATAAGCGAGGCAAGAAACGCCCAGCAATTTACGATCATGAAACTAAGCGCCTAATCACTGGTGACAATATCGGTGAAGAACAGCTTGATATGAATACTGAAGCAGACACTATTCATATCGTCCCGCGTGTAATGGGGGCTGGTGGCAATAATGGGATTTTGCAACTTGTACTTGGTGCGATTCTGATAGCTGCTTCATTTATACCAGGTATTGGTCAGGCTGCTCAGGTTGCATTGATAGGTGCAGGTGCTGGCATGGCTATGGGAGGGGTTGCATCAATGCTCATGCCAAAAATTGATAATACTCAAGACCAAAACCAAGACGGCAACCGTGCCAACAAAGGCTTTGGCGGTGCAGTAACTACAGTTGCACAAGGTAATCCTGTTCCAATTCTTTATGGTCAACGGGAAATCGGCGGCTTCATTATCAGTGCTGGTCAATATCCTGAAGATCAGATGTAAATTTTAATTATTTAACAGGCGCTTTCTAGCGCCTTTTTTATTGCGTGAGATTTCTTATGAATGCAGTAGTAGGCGCAAAAAAGGGCAGCAATAAACAACGGCAACCTGTCATTTCACCAGATTCTGCTCAATCGAAAACCTTTATCAAGGTTCTATATGGTTTAGCTGAAGGCGAGATTGAAGGTTTAGCTAATGGGCTTCAGTCAATTTATTTAGAAGAAACTCCACTTCAGAATGCAGATGGAAGCCTTAACTTTGAAAATGTAAAAGTTGATTTTAGAAATGGTACTAATGATCAGGAATACATTGAGGGTTTTCCTGCAGTAGAAAGTGAAACTGCCATCGATGTGGAGTTAAAGTCTGAAACGCCATGGGTTCGAGCTTTTAGTAATCTTGATCTTGATGCTGTTCGTTTGCGCTTAAAGTGGGGTCCTTTGCGTACTCAGAATGCTACAAATGGTGATGTATCAGGCGTAACGATCGAATACGCAATCGATTTACAGACAGATGGAGGTGTCTGGACTGAAGTACTAAAAACCAAGATTTCAGATAAAACCTCTGCAAATTACGAGCGAGCACACCGCATTGATTTACCTCGATCTGACTCAGGTTGGCTAATTCGAGTTCGCAGACTTACTCCGAACTCAACTTCAGAGTATGTCAGTGACAAGATGTATATTGAAGCAGTGACTGAAGTCATTGATGCGAAATTACGTTACCCAAACACAGCATTATTGGGCCTTCAATACGATGCTGAGACTTTTGGAAACGTTGCTAAAGTTGCTGCAGATACAAAGGGAAGAATTCTAAAGGTTCCTACTAACTACAATCCAGCTACACGACAATATGTCGGGATGTGGGACGGTACTTTCAAAGAAGCCTATTCTAATAACCCGGCATGGATCTATTACGATATATGCACAGTAGACCGTTATGCTTTGGGTGACCGCTTAACCCCGCTAATGGTTGATAAGTGGTCTTTATATCGCTTGGCACAATACTGTGACCAAATGGTACCGAACGGATTAGGCGGTCAAGAACCACGCTTTACATGTAATGTTTATCTTCAGAGTGCCGAAGGTGCATTTGAGATTTTAACTAAGTTAGCCGGTGTATTCCGTGCTATCACATTTTGGGATGGTAATAGCATTATTTGTGATGCGGATATTCCCCAAGATACTTATTTTACTTATACGCGTGCCAATGTCATTGATGGCAATTTTGAATATTCAGGTACCCGTGCACGTGATCGCCATAATGTTGTAAAAATTGCGTGGGATAACCCGGCTAATCACTATAAAACCGAGTATGAGTTTGTTCGTGATGAGAAAGCAATTGCTGAAGCGGGCCAAGTTCGTATTCTTGAGCTTGACGCATGGGGATGCACTTCGCGTGGACAAGCGCAGAGAGCAGGCTGGTGGGCTTTAAAGTCTGAGCAGTTGGAAACTCGAACGGTGAGTTTTAAAGTTGGTTTGGATGGCCATATTCCGCAGCCGGGAAGAGTTATTGATATTGCAGATCCATTGTTTGCTGGTCGATCAAACGGTGGACGTATATCTAAAATATCGGCAGATCGTAAAAGCATTACGCTAGATCGTGACGACGTTGTGGCAGTTGCTGGAGACCGACTGATTATTAATGGCGAGGATGGCAAAGCTCAAACTCGAATTGTTCAATCGATATCGGGTCGAGTGGTAACTGTTACTCATGAATTTGATGCGATTGCCACTCAAAATGTATGGGTTATAGATGCCCAAGATTTAGCAACAATGAAGTTTCGAGTGATCTCGATTACTCAAGATGAAAGTCATCAATTTTCAGTGACTGCACTTCAATATAACCCAGCCAAATTTGATGCCATTGATAAGGGCGCTTATTTTGATGAGGTCCCGATTTCGATTGTGAACCCAACAATTCAGGATCCTGTAACAGATGTCGTTGTTACTAGTGAAAGCAGAGTTGATCAGGGCATCAATGTAGCAACAATGATTGTATCTTGGGCGCAGGCTAAGGGCGCGGTTAAATATCAAGTTGAGTGGCGTAAAGATGACGGCAGCTGGATCAAGCTTCCAGTTACTGGCAATAACTCAGTCGAAGTACCTGGTATTTATGCGGGGCAGTATCAAGCACGTGTTACAGCGATTTCAGCTTTTGAGATTGCTTCTTTACCAGTTTATTCAGTATTGACGGAACTTTCTGGAAAACAAGGTTTACCACCTGCTTTAGCGTTCATCCAAGCAACAGGCATTTTGTTTGGTATGCGCCTAAATTGGGGCTTTCCTGCAACCGGTGCGCTTGATACAGCTTATACTGAAATTCAAGTTTCACCGGATGGTACCAGCAATATTGCCCAATTAGGCTTATTTGCGTATCCAACGACGACTCATACTCTTCAGGGTTTGCAGCCAAATTTAACTCAATTTTATCGTGGCCGTTTGATTGATAGGATCGGGAATATTGGGCCATGGTCAGACTGGACTCATGCGACAACTTCAGCCGATGCAACAGATGTTCTTGAGCTCTTGAATGATCAAATCAGTGAAACACAACTTAGTCAGGATCTTAAAACCAAGATTGATCATATTGAGACTATTGATGCTGAAATAGGTCCACTTAAGCAAGATATTCAAAATACGAAAGATCGGATTGCACAAGAAGTCGTTGATCGTCAAAACGCTATTCAGCAAGCCAAAGATGGTTTATCACAGCAAATTATTGATGGTGATGAAGGTGTTCTTGAAGTTGTAAATACTGTTAAACAGTCAAGTGATGATGGTCTTGCTGCAGCTCAAGAAAGCATTCGTGTTGTTGCAAATGATCTTTCACTTGTAGCTGAAAAAACGGACGGTGTATATGCACAGTTAAATCCACCTTTGATTGGATCTGAGTCTGATTTGATCGGTAATGATCAGGGCTTCGCAGGAACTTGGTCTGTTCAATCGGCAATGATCGAAGGGGACTTAGCACTTAGTAAGCGTATTGATACAACGGCAGTTGAGTTAAATAACTTACAGGCTTATGCACAACGAGAAGTACAAGCACGAATTGAGGGTGATAGGGTAACTGTTCAAAAAATAGATAACTATATCGCAAGCAATGATAGTGCTCTTGCAACTGTACGCCAGTCGGCACAGGTAGCAGTTGAGCAGTCATCGGCAAATGCTGAAGCGATTGATTTAATTAATCTTGAGCTTGACGATAAAGCTTCAACGGGACAATTGACGCAAGTTAAGTCAGACATTAAGAATGTA